CTCAAGCTAGTGCTAGCGCACCTAGTGAGCAACAGTATGCGTTTGAAGCTGATTCGCGTGTTGAGCAACCTTATGGCTCTCCTCAACCACAAGCTCCTCAATCTCCTAACGAAAGTTTGAATGGTTTTGACTCCGATATGGATGAAAAAGTTGAGCTTATGAAACGAGAAATGATTAACAAAGCTAAAATTAGCGCGTATTCAAGAAAATCAGAAGCAAAGCAGGCTGTTTAGGGTTAATATACTGTTATAAAAACGTCCTTGATCCTCGTGTTGATCGATTGTTTTCCTTATTTTAACGAAAAAGAACTTTTAGAACTTCGTATCGCTACGTTACAGGATTACGTAGACGGTTTTTTGATTACAGATGCAAATAGAACGCACAGAGGGGAAGAAAAACCTTTTACAGCATTAAAGACTTTAAAAGAACTTGGTATTAGTGACGAAAATATTCAAGTTTTACACGTAGAACTGCCTTCGAGTGAGCAAGCTCTTGATCCGTGGATTCGTGAACGCGGGCAACGAGATGCCTTGAGTGTCGGTCTTCATATGTTGCCTGATGATGCAGTTTTTATCAGTTCTGATTGTGACGAAATTCCAAATCCTTCTAGATTTCCTGAGCTTCTAGAAGTTGTAGCTCAACAAAAAGAAAAATTTGTTCGTTTAAGTATGTCTATGCACTATGGGCGTGCAGATCGGCAGCTCATAACTCCTTCAGGAGAACTTCATGATTGGCGTAATGCTGTAGTTACTACAGTCGGACAGTTAAAAAATTTTGGAACACTTTCATCTGTCAGGGCTTGTACTGATAATTATTACTTTGGTTCTTTAGATGCGGGTTGGCACTTTAGTTGGATGGGTGACTCTGACCGAAGACTTAAAAAATTAAAATCTTATGCTCACTGGGAAACGGATCACCCTGAAGTTGAAAAAACATGTGAACGCTTTGATGCGGAATTAGGTTCTGCAGACATGTTAGGTCGTGAAGATCATTTAATTACTGAATACCCTATTGAAAAATTGCCTAAAGGTGTTTTTGAACTTGAACGCGTTAAAAAGTACTTGCTTCCTTAATCATGTTTCTTGATTGTTTCCCTTACTTTAATGAAGTAGAGCTATTGGAACTGCGGGTAAACCTATTAAAAGATTATGTAGATGGTTTTGTAATTACAGAAGCTAATCGTACTCATCGAGGGGACTTAAAAGACTTTTCTTGTTTAGAAACAATTAGATCTTTGGGTTTACCTGAAGATTTGATTGAAGTTATTCATGTAGAGCTTCCGTCTGCAGAAGAAGTTCATGATCCCTGGGTTCGCGAACGAGGACAACGAGATGCTCTAGCTTCAATTCTTACTTATTTGCCCGAATCTACGGTTTTTCTTTGTTCAGATTGTGATGAAATTCCTAACCCTTTAAAATTTGCAGAACTTCTATCTAAACTTTGTTTGTTTCCAGAAGAAATATTTGGATTAAGCATGTCTATGCACTATGGCCGAGCAGATTTACAGCTTTGTTCTCCAACTGGTGAGTTATTTAATTGGCGATGTGCCACAGTTTCTACTGTAAAAGCTCTTAAAGCCTGTGGCTCTATTTCAGCTATCCGAGCAAAAGAAGGAAGAAACTTTATTGGGGATCGAGATGCAGGTTGGCATTTGAGTTGGATGGGTGACGCGGATAAACGGAAACTGAAACTTCGATCGATCGCTGAGCATTACCTATGGGATTCTGAAGAAGTTAGGAAACTGTGTGAGTCCTTTGTGCCTGAAGAAGGTAATACGGATATGTTGGGTCGCCAAGATCACTTAATTACTTCGTATCCAATCGAAGATTTACCTGAAGGAGCAGTTAAACTGGAGAGAGTAAAAAAGTATCTCCTTCCAGATGGCTGACCGTATGCCTTCGGAAATCCTTGAAAAGTTCAAGGCTGCCCGTGAAGAAAAAAAAGCCCCTAGTGGCGAAGAACTTCGTCCAGATGCGCGGAAACGCGCTCTTGCTAAAGCCCGTAAGTCTAAAGAGATGCGCGGCAACAAAGGCTGAGCACATACCGCTGAAATTTAATGGCTAGCAGCACAACAGAGACTAGAAGCCGCTATAACGAGATTCTAGAGGCTTCGCGCACTCAGGATCGTTCGCATCAGTCGGCCACAATGGTGGTGCTTAGTCACCTCCAGCAAATGACCCTTCTTATGATTAAGAAGGGTATAGCTTTCTATTGTGATCAAGATACGTATAAAAGCCGCACTCGTTTTTTAGACGATGTAATTTCCTTAAATAAACTAGATATCCGTTTTCCAGCGATTATCCGTAACTTTTTAATCGACGGGTGTGGGCTATTTTATTTTCGTCCTGATCCAAAGCTGAAATATCAAATTTATTTCTTTAATAAAAATCAGTACAGGGTTTATCACGATTTAAATGGAAGCGTTGAAGAAGTTGTAATTCTTTATAGCTATAAAGTAAAAAATTCAAATTTAGGTCTTCCTAGTAATACGTATGGTCAGAACAAAAGGTATGTTCGGTTAGCTATTACTGCTGACGAAATTAGCGAAATTGAAACAGATAGCGAACTTAGTTTTGATATCGAACCTGGAGCTGTTATGGCTCCTATGAAGAAACGACCCAACACGCTTGGATTTGTTCCTGCTGTTGAAGTTTTAAATAAACCCAGCGCTAGCGGAACTGAGGGTGAGGGAGAGTTTGATCCTTTTATGGAGCAAATTGTTCTGCACGATCAAATGATGCGGAACATTGCTAAAAATATTGAATTTTTTGGCAACCCCACTCTGATCAGTTCGCGTCCTCGTAGTGATCTTGTCGAAGCTTCCGATGCAGGGAGTAACTTCCGCCCCACTATTAGTAGTCAGAGCGGTTTTGCTGGAGTTGATACTCCTTCGACTCGGGTAAGTGAGCCTTTTGGCTCTGCTATGGGAGGAGGTTTGCGTGTTCCTCGAATTATTGCAAACGTAGAACCTTCCGACCGCGTTGGTTATATGACTCCTGACCCCGTTAACGGGGACATGAATCGTTACTCCTTATTGTTGCGAGAAGAAATTCGTACTGCTCTGGGCGGCGTGGATGAAATTTCCATCTCGGCTGGTGCTACTGCTACAGAAATTAAAGGTTTGATGGGTCGAGCACAGGCCACGGCCTTAAGGAAGAACAAAAGTTTCCTTACTTATGGTTTCTGTCGCTTGATGGAAATGATGATTTTCCATCAGGAAAAGATTTTCCGTGAGTCTTTCTTGGCGGCTTCCGGATTAACAGAACCTAATTTTCCTAAGGAAGAAACACCTGAAGCAGTTGAAAAGTATCAAAAAGCTCTTTCTCGCTTTAACACAAAAGTTGATGAAGAGATGCGTAAAGCTTTGACGGAGAACAAAGTTCCTCGTGGAGTTATCGGCCTCCCTGAAGATGGGGATCGAACAGTTACTTATCGCTTCCAAGGTGATGTTTACGAAGACACAGCTTATGACGTAAATCAAAAGTCTATTGTTGTTCGTAACTTGCAAGAACTTGGCGTAGATAGTATAGAAGCTCTGAAGTTTCTTTTCCCTGAAAAGACTGATTCAGAACGCGCAGAAATGCTGAAAGGTTTTCCATTCCGTATGGTTCAACAAACTCAGTCAGCTATGCAACAATTTCTGGTATTATTAAACCAGATGTTGCAATCGCCGCATCCACTTGCGCCTAATCAGCCACTTGCGGCTGACCCTAGACTCAATATCACTCCGCTCCTTTACAGGACATTCGACCACCTCGCGGAAGAACTAACTTACTCGGGTAGCTATGAGCCAGCAGATCCAAGCTTCGATCCCGAGCCCGGTCTCCCCGGCGGTAGCCCCGGCGGCATCCTCGGACCAGGGCTCAACCGCCTATCCGCAATGGGTGGCGCAAACAGCTACCCCGGCGGTAGCTTCGGTGCCTACAGCCCAACCGCCGTCGCAGGTGGGACAGGGTATGGCCCCTTCTATCAATCCCCAGTACAACCCGTCAACGTCTCCATCCTCCCCGAGCAATCCGTGGGAAGCGGCGATGGGTTCGCTGGAGCGGGTAATTTCGAATCTCCCCTCGCAATACCCCAGCCAGGCTCAACAGTCGCCTTACCCGACTCAGCTACTGGCTACTCCACAAGTCAATCAGACTTCACAGGTCCAGCCTTGGGCTTACCAGGCACCGCAGGAAGCGCCGACTTACGCTACCAACGCCTCACCGACCCAAGCTTCTTATCCGGCTTCTACGGAGCAGCACCAAAACCACGGGCTAAGCGCAGCAAGCGCTGAGGTCGTTAATCATTTTGGTGTTGAGGCTCCCGGTATCCTCAATCAGTATTCCTGCACTCTTGAAGACATGCTTATGTCTCAAGCAGAGCGTATGGATGCTCTGAATGAGCGGGCAAGTGCGATGCAAACCATTCTCACCGATCCTGACCATTTAGCCAACTACACTGATCGTTTCTTCACCGAAGTGTTCCCCGTGGAAATTGATGGCGATCAGTCTTTTGCTGGTCAACCTCAGCAGTATCAGCCCAATTACGACATGCCTGCTCCCCCCGCCGCTGCCGGTGGACGCCCCCAAGGTGCTCAGCCTCAGCAACAGTGGGAAGCTTTCTCTGAAGTGATGAATCGCTCTCCTGAGAATGCCTGGCGTTATTTGAGCCAAATGCAACCTGAGGCTCTCCGTAGCAAGCTTCTGTTTATGGAAGGCGCTTAAGTCTTGTAAACTTTTTATTGAACTCCTTACAACTGTAAGGCTTTTACCCCCTTTAATCAGGGGGTTTTTTATTGGTAGACTTAAGGCACCAGCATATTTATCATGCGTGCTTTAGGGGATGCTCGGCGTAAAACTGCCGTCGAAAAAGAAGAAACTGTTACGCCTACAACAACGCCTGAGGCGCAACAATCTAATAGTCAGGAAGCGTCTACTGAGTCTTTTGATGAATCCGTGGTGATTAATTGAGTTTGAGTTGAACTAGAAGGATTAAATCTCCTTTCTAGTTCTTTCATGGTTATTTCTTCAGTCATCGTTAAAATTCTTACTCCTGCATAACCAAAAATAAAAGAAACGGCTAACGCTTCTTTTGGTGTAAGGTCTAAACGTTCGGCTAAAGCTGGGCTTACAAACTTGGATAACAAGTATCCAGCAAATACTGCTTTGATCAAATAAGGAATAAGTTTCTTGATACCCTTAGGGTGCAAAATAGTATCTGTTACTGCACCTGAAATTGCGGCTATAGTTTTTTCCGGGTCAGCAAGCAGAACCGCTACGAGTTTGGTCTCTGAAGCGGTCATTGGTCAGTTAGTTATCTTTTTTAATTTTAAACCACCGTTTTAGAATACGGTTAATAAGTGGCACACTTTCATGTACTCCTCCCAAACCAATTGGAAGTACGACAAAAATTTATACCATCCAATTCAATCAGGTCCACAACATACGGCTGATGATTTAAATCTTACAAATACTTACAAACTTGTATCAAGTGCCTATGTTCCTTCTGGGCTTGCTCAGCAATCTTGGTACGGTGTTAATGATCAAGGTGCAGATTTTGGCACTATTCCCAAAGGACCTCCTAATATCAGTGGTTTTTTAACTACTGAGTGGCGAGCTGTTCCTCCTGCTGTTTCTGGCTACTGGACTAACTACCAAAATGTTCTTCCGCATGGATCAGGTGTTTTAGATGCCTATACAGGGTATCGAGGACAAGCCCTTTACAGTGTGGCTAATGCCACGGTTCAGACTGCGTTTGGTCCTCAACCTGGTTTACGAGACATTGGTACATATACATGGTTTGGTGCTGCTGTTCCTGACAACCAGCGTTACGATCCATTCCAAACACCGGCAAATAATACCGCTGCAGAAGGGAGCACAGGTGGACCTAACTCTTATCAACGGGTTAGGTTTCCAATGCTTACTAACCCTACAAACGATACTTCGGGCTCCCGAGCTGCTTGGGAATACCATCAACCTGTTTACTGTCAGACTTTTTCAGAAGCTATACGTTCTGATCTGCCCGGTCAAATGAGTACTGTTATTCGAAATATGTATCGAGGAAGGTCTACTCGTTACGTTCCTAATTATGGTTCAGTTTACGGTGTGCTAGGGGAAGGTGTGCGAAACCTTGTGCGCACATTTAGTTCTAGTGTTAATAGTTCAAACCAGAAAGGTATTTAACGCTATAAATGCGACAGCAGGTAGTTGACTGACTACGTTAACGGCTAAGATTTATATGTAGTTTCTTCGGGATTATCGATGTTTATCGATAATGATTTTCCCAAGATTCTTGGTGCTGAACTTTATCGGCCCCACCCCGCTTACATCGTCGAGATGGCAGCGGAACCCGTGGTGGTTCATGACTTCAGCAAACAGCCTGGTCAAACTGTTCAGTTAGACCGTTACCGCTTCTTCGGTAACCCTGGCTCCAAGGAATCTCGGGAGCGCACTGCTGAGCAGACCATCGGTACTGCTAACAGCCGGAATATTGTCAAGGACAAAGTGCTGGTTACTCTTCGTGAGTATACCGGTCCTGCGGACCCGTCCGATCCCACCCAGCCCAGCACCTTCAAGATTGCTCGCGAGACTCTGATCACCGCGCAGCGTCTTCTGCTGGACACTGGTAACCTCACCACCTTCCACCAGTCGATCGGTTCGCTGACTCTGCTGGATGACTACCGTCGTTGGCGCGATCGGGTGTTCATTAACGAACTCCTGAAAGCTGTCTCTAAAGGTCAATCTTCGGATACCCAAGGCGGTTACTACTTCCCTGGCTCTCTTGCCACCGGTAGCCTCACCTATACCAACGCCGAGCAAGCTAAGTTCGATGTTAAGGACGACCTCCTCCGCGTGGTCAAGTCCCTGCGTAAGCGCAACACTCCGACCTACCAGGACGGTTTCTATCGTTGCGTTTGTGATCCGACCTTCCTGATGCACCTGCGTCAGAACAGCGACTTCCGTGAAGTTGCTCGTTACCCCGGTAATGGTCAGATCAACCCCCTCATGTCGGCAATGCAGCCTAACGCTGCTCTGTACATGGGTCAGGGCTTCGGTCAAGCCACCTTCGTGGCTGGCGAACCGATTATGCCCACGGGCTTTGTTTTCGAAGGCGTTCGCTTCTTCGAATCCACCAACATGCCTTCCCAAACCCAACAAGCAACCATTGCAGGTACCGCTGCTGCGTATAACGCTGCAATCGGTATGTTCTTTGGTCCTCAGTCCGTTGGCGTGGGTATTGGCGGTAACAACGCTCAGGTGTTGTTGAACAACAACGACGATTTCAGCCGTTTCATCATGATGATTTGGAGCCTGTACGCAGGTTTCGAACTTCTGAACGCTGACTTCGTTACTGTTGCCTACTCTTTCGACGCTTGAGGGAGGTAACTAACAATGACTGTCAATCCTAACCAGATCCAAGTTTCCAAGATTTATCCTGGTAACTACACGAATGTTCTTCGTTACTGGCACGAAGAAAAAACCATTCAGTACAACAACGCCAATGGCGTTTCTCAAAACCTCACCAACCAACCCATTGGTGGTCCTGTTGGTGTTGTTTTCCAGCCTGGTTTTATTGCCCAGCAAGCAATTGGTTATGTAGACCTTAGCTACCAAGCTCTTGGTACTTCTAACCAACTGTCTTACTACACCCAGCCTTACGGTTCCGGTCAGAACGGCGCTAACCAGCCCTTCCTGAACGCCAACGTTATTATTCCTTCTCCTGACTTCCAAAAGGATGTCCGGGCGGATATTACCGATGGTATTGAGGTTCCTTCTGGCGCTTTCGTGTACCGCACATCCCTCCGTGTTGACGGTGGCGATGTTGTTAGCAGCGGTGTTGCCGGTGGCAGCGCTACTCCTAACCTGTCTCTGATTCCTGCTGTGGATCGGGGTCTGAGGTCCGATGGCACCGTGGTGTCCGGTCAATTTGGTGTGACCCTTGTTGGCTCCAACTCGCGTATTGCGAATGGTAGCTACAGGTCTACAAACCAAATTAACCCCAGTAACCTGGCTGTTCTGACTGCTGCTACTACCTGGAAACTGTTCACCACTGCCAACCGCGGCGGCGTTGTGGCTTCAGGTTTGACTCAAGCCTCTGGTATCTACGATCCCCGTGCTGCCGCTAACTCGTTGGCTGGTAGCAACAAAGCCCTCGCAATTTGCGAAGTATGCTGGATTGTTCCTGATGCCGCTCCTGAGCGTGACGACCTGGCTCTTCAGCCTGGCGGCGTTACTGAGTCTTCGATCTACACCTCTACCTCTCCTACCTGATATACTTCAGACGGAAAGTTCAAGCCCCCTCTTCGGAGGGGGTTTTTTTGTTCTGAGATACGCGTTTAGTATCAATTGCTGTAGCAGGGTGAGCTTTTCTGTGTCAGATTTATACAGGAGTTCAGCATTTCTTGTAGTTCTATGGAAGAACGAGAACTGTCGGATTTAAAAATACAGAGAAAACAGTGCGAACGTTGTGGAGCTACGTGGCTAAATGGGGTCCACATGTGGCGCACAGGCTACAAAGGAAACGAACTAGATCTTGCCGGTTTAGTTTGCAACACGGTTAATGATCCCAAGTGCATTAATCCTTTAAAAGGTTCAGAAGGAGGAGATACCTGGGAACGTCGGCGAGCTTTTATTTCAGCTGCTACTCATGAAATCGAACTACACAAACCTAAAAATTAAGTAATCCTCCCCTTACTGCACTTGGGTACATTCCTGACCGTTCCCCAGGAGTGACAAAAGCTCCGCATTGTTTTGCAGCTTCACTAATAAGCTGCCTAGTAATATCGCGCTCAGAAGGATTGCTTTTTCCTATAATTTCCCCTGCGGAATAAGAAAGATTTCTTAAATGGTTTTCAACGTTTAATGCAGGCGCACATTTTTGTAATTGTTGGAGTTTTTCAGGACCCGTGGGACGGCCTTGAAACATTCCTTCTGCAATTGCAGGAACAACGTCTAAACCAGCTACAGCCATACTCGCAGCTGCTCCGCCTCCCCCAATTACTAAGGAATTTATAGCTCTTTGACCTACGTCTGGTTCATTAGGATTAATTAATTCTGAAATTCCTACAAGGGCATCTCCGGCCAAAGGTACCGCGTGGAGTAATGGTTTTGTTACTTGACCTGCTAAACGTAGTGCTTGCCCAAACAAATTTGGCATTTTACTTTTTTTACGCGCTTGATAGTTATTTTAAGGCTTTCTGCTCTAAACTACTGCCTATATACTGTTCGTTTTAAACATGTCCGCAACTATTTATCGGCCTAGCGGCGTAAAAGTTGAAATTCTTTCTACGCATGACGATGGTGAGTACTACATGGTGCGCTCCAACACAACTGGAAAGGTGTTTTTTGCTCATAAAGACCAGATTGAAGACTTTCAAGAAAGTAAAGAAGCTGAGTCGAGTGCAAAACACGTGTCAAATCGGCGTAACAGGAGAACTGTTGCTGAAGACAAGCCGGTAGTTAGCGTTGTTAAGCCTCAAGCCCCTGTGGATGATCGAATTAATTTAAATAATCTGACTGAAGCGGGTCTGACACAGTGCCTACCCGGTGTGGGAGCAAAAACTGCTAAAGAAATTATTGAACTTCGTCAGTCTTTGCCTGGTGAGCGCTTTTTAAAGTTGGATCAACTTAAATCTATTAAGCGTGTTGACTGGGACGAAGTGTTTGCTACGGGCTCGGTATACGTAGAATAGAGATATAAATGTTTTTTAGCTGTGTCACAACTTAGTCAAAACGAACTGGAGCAAATCCAGTCGTATTTAGCTCAGCAAGGCGTTGTTTTTAACGCTACTTCTACTGATGCGACTAAACGTGAGGTTATTTACGCAGCAGTTAACCAATTAAGTCGGAATCCGGCTCAAGTTTTTGGTTATAAGATAGATGACTATAATTTTAGTCGTGTTGCGTATCATTTAGGATATAATATTGCTACTGTACCAGCTGGAGACTACGCTAGGTTATTAGAAGCGTGTAATAGCATCCCAAGTGAGTTTTATTACGACAAAATTGTTCAACAAATTGAACGTTGTGAGGAAGCGGAACGTCTAACTGAATTAGCTACTGGACGTGCCACGAGTCGCCAGGAAACAATTTTGGGTGACGTGTCTCGTTCAATTTCTATCCAGGATAAACGTGAAGTTACTCGCGTTTGGCGAGAAAATTATCTTTATGAGTGCGATCGTTTGGCACAAATGCTTTATATCCCTAACTATAAAGACCCTGTGGCCTCTCGATACAGGTTTGAACGTTCGGGAGGAGAGTTTATCCAAGCAATTCCTGGACCTCCTGATGTATCACGGTCTGATCGGCTGTATTTCTTTGCTAATTGGCGCTAACATAGACATAATTCCAATTTTAGTAGGGAAGTACAATGTCGGTCTGGAAGGAGCTGGGTAAAGCTATTGGTAACGGGCCTGAAGCTCTAAATAGTGTCCTAAGATCTTTAACTCCGGATCAGGTTGGCGCAGTTCGTAGAGTACTGCCTTCTACTCCTGCTCGCCCTCCTGTTAGAGCTGTTGCTGAAGAAGCTACCCAACTTCGTCTTCCTTTAACACAACCTGGTAAGGGAGCTAGGGCCTATTCTCCTGCTCGGTCGGCAACGTCACGGGATGTAGAAACCGTTCGCCTTTCTCAACAACCTAGGGCCGTAGATATGCCCTTGGCTCCTCGTGGAACCAGCGGTGGTCAAGGATCTCTTGATTACGGCACCGCAAATTCTATGGGTGATCTTGCACGGCGTGCTGCTGATTATTACGGTGTTCCTGCTGAAGATTTAGGACGTGCTCTTGCAGGACCCAATGGCAATAAAGTCCTTTCTTTTCTGGAAGCAGGAAATGATCTTCCTACCGCTATCCGTAGATCTGGTGGTGGCCCCATTGTCCCCAGGGGTTCAGAAGAACTTTATGGTCCCGGAGGTCGTTTAGTCAGTTCTCCTGGCGGAGAATTGATTGATATGCGTAATATTCCAGTTAATGTTCAAGATATGAGTCGCGAATTTAGTCGTCCTTTAGCTAGCGCTGAAGAACTTGTTACTGGTTTGCGTAATAGCGCTGGTGGCGTTCAAATGGGCGATCTAAGCCAGCTATTTACTCGTGAAAATCTTGCAAAAGCTGCTTTATTAGCCGGTGGCGCAGCTGGTGTAGGCGCTGGTATTTCTAATTATGCAAATATGTACCAAGACAACGCAAGAGGTGGTTCTCCTGTAGGAGGGAACATGCCAGTGCAAGACCGCTCTGTGTTGTTTGGCGAAAATGACGGTACTCCTTTGGGCGGTACTTCTGTATCTACTGTCCCTCCCGCTCCCGTACTTCCAAGTCCCGGACAAGCGGCGGCTATGCTCGATCCTACTCGTGCTGGCGTTCCTATTATCACAGGTGGAACTGAGCGTGATAGTGCTCGTCGTGCTGCTTTATCTCAGTATGCTCCCGATGAAGCTACTGCTGATCGCGCATTAGAGCCAAAAGATCCTAGTCAGTACAGGAGCATTGAAGATTATTATGCTGCTCGCCAACGCTATGCCCACGCTCCTTCTCAGCGTAAAGAGCTGGTTAATTATGCACGTGGATTAGAAACAGCTCAGGCACAACAAATAGCTATGGAGCAATGGGCCGCTGCAAACCCTGCTCTTGTTTACGAACTTCGTCGCAGGCAACTAGCTAACCCCGCTGCTAGTCAGCAAACTGGTGAGTCTGTTACTACAACTCAAGTTATGTCTTCATTAGGGTCTAACAACACTAATAATGCTGTAGGCAATTCTATTGCTGTTGGTGAAGCTAGTGTCGCTCCTACTCAAGGTGCTTTTGAGCTTATGGACGCAACTCGTCCGTTAGTTCAGCCCAATCTGCAACGTACAGAGGAACTAATTCGCCGTTCTTACTACGGTTATTAATAGTAAACTATAGTCAGTGAAAGTTTAGCTATGAGTTACTCTCAATTTCCTAATTACTACGAGGGTGGCGGGGGTAACTCTGTAGCTGTTTTTACTGAGCCTAGTAGTACATATACGTACGAACCTACTTTTTTTGATCCCTCTCGGCCTACTCCTGCTCCAAAGCAAGGTGGTTTCGGTGGCTTTATTGAAGGACTTGGTAAATTTGCTGAAACTATTACTCCGATTGCACAGGGAGTAGCAGATGTTGTTAATGCTTATAAAGGTAATTACTACAATCAGCCTTCTCCTTTCGGTC